AAAAGGTCAGCCCGAAGATTTTGAAATCGAAATAACGGACGATCCTGCAAAGGAAGCCGTTGAAGAGGCAAAAGACGTTGCCGAAGAAAAGCAAGCAAGGGAAGTCGATGTCAAAGACACCGAAGATCCTGAGTATGGCGAGAAAGTTCAAAAGAGAATTAAAAAGCTTGTCGATCAAAGAAGAGAAGCGGAGTTAATCGCCAGACAACAACAAGAGCAGAACGCTCAGTTAATGAAGCGACTTGAAAGATTAGAGCAAGGCTCTCAGAAGACCGCTGAGAGCAATTTTAATCAAAGGTATGCCCAGACTAAGTCAGCCCTCGAAAAGGCTGTGGAAGAGGGGGATACGAAGGCTCAGGTCAACTTCCAAGAGCAAATGGCTGACATGAGAGCTGCTATGCGTATTGCGGAGATGCAAAAGCAACAAAGATCTCAACGTGCGGTGTCACCGACTGTAGGTCAGGCACAGCAGAGAGCCACGCAGGAAGTTCCAGAAAAAGCCACAACGTGGTGGCAACAAAACCGTTGGTTTAATGCCTCTGGATACGAGCGTGAAACCGCTGCAGCTAGAGCAATTGACGTTCAATTGGATGTCGAAGGCTTTGATAAAAACTCAGAGGAATATTATGAGACTTTAAATAATCGTTTACATAAGGTTTTTCCTGAGTTAAACTCCGATCCAAGCCCTAGTAAGGCTAGAGTAAAAAGTAGACAACCAGTTGCACCCACTACAGGTGGCTCATCTTACAAAGGCAATAGAGTCCGTATGACGCAGGACCAACTTAGGATGGCTAGAGAACTTGGTATTACAGATGAAACAGGTCTTAAAAAATATGAGGCTGAAATCAAACGTCAGCAAAGGAGCCAGTCATGACTGAGAACAGAAACGTGCGTGCAAACGAAACTCGAAATTCCACCAGAAATGAGCAATCTCGCCCAGATACTGCGTGGAAGCCACCGTCATTGTTGGATGCACCAGAGCCTCGTCCAGGATACACTCAACGATGGATTGCTACCTCGATTCAGGGTAAAGACACCCCCGATAACGTATACAAGCGTATGCGTGAAGGATGGGAACCACGCAAAGCCGATACTGTGAAAGACAAGTTATTTCCAACTATCAATCACGGTCAATGGGCAGGGTCAATTGGAATTGAAGGAATGTTGCTTTGTGAGATGCCTGTTGAAAAACATAGGCAGATGAAGAACTATTATCACAGTAGAAGTTTAGAAGCAAACGAATCAGTTGCAGGGGACTTAGATGCGTTAGGACGAAAAACAGGACAACCAATCTATCAAGAACGGAAGTCCACTTCGAGCCGTGGCAGAGACATTGCTGCTATGGATGATTAAAACTTTACGCTGAAAAGGAGCGAAAAATGGCTAATGTAGATGCAGCCTTTGGGTTTGTCCCAGTTCGCCATATGAGTGGTAATATACCTCGTGCAAATAAGTACACTATTGCTTCAGGATTAGCAGAGAACATCTTTACAGGTGACCTTGTTATTCTGATCAACACTGGTTTGCTTACTCCGCACACTGCAACAGAAACCAATAACATTGGTGTCTTTGCAGGGGTTTCTTATACCGCTGCAGATGGTTCATATGTTTATAGTCAGTATTGGCCCAGTGGGACAACTGCTACAGACATAATTGCATATGTATATGATGATCCATATACTGTGTTTAAAGTTCAGTCCGCAGGTTCACCTGCCCAAACCAATGTTGGCAATTGTGCTGATGTTGTTGCAGGTGCAGGTTCAACCGTGACTGGTCAATCGGGTTTTGAAATAAGCGGAACAATGGCTGCAGGTATTGCTACTTGTAAGATCATTAGCTTATATGAAGCCCCAGACAATGCTTTTGGTGCGAATGCTATCATGGAGGTGACAATTAATGAACACCTACTTGGTACAAACGTAGCAGGTATATAGGAGGGTATGAAAAATGGCTATGAATAGAGCACAATTTGCGAAAATGCTTGAGCCAGGACTGAATACTCTTTTCGGTCTTGAATATGACAGCTATCCACCAGAATACGCACAAGTGTTTTCTACAAACAGCTCAAGTAAAGCTTTTGAAGAAGATGTCTTGTTGCAAGGTTTTGGTTCTGCACCAACAAAAGATGAAGGTGCTTCTGTTTCTTATGACTCTAGTAGTGAGCAGTGGACTGCACGCTATCAGCATGAGACAGTTGCTTTGGCATTCTCAATTACTGAGGAAGCTGAAGAGGATGGCCAGTATGGTTCAATCGCATCACGTTATACAAAGGCACTTGCACGCTCAATGGCTTCCACTAAGGAAATCAAAGCTGCGAATGTTTTAAATAACGCACAAACTTCTGGTTTTAATGGTGGTGACGGTGTTGTACTTTTAAGTGCATCTCACCCAACGACTAACGGAAACCAGTCTAACGTCTTGGCAACTGCTGCAGATTTATCTGAAACTTCACTTGAATCGATCCTTATCCAGATTGCGGATATGAAAGATGACCGTGGGCTACGGATTGCTGCACAAGGTACTCAATTGATTATTCCAACGGCTTACACTTTTGTGGCTGAAAGATTATTGGAATCTCAGTTAAGAACTGGAACAGCGGACAATGATATAAATGCCATTAAGTCAGGTGGTTATCTACCTAAAGGCTACCATATCATGCGAAGACTTTCTGATGCGGATGCTTTCTTTGTTCAGACGGATGTTCCTGATGGGCTAAAGATGTTCCAAAGAAGCCCAATGAAAAAGGGCATGGAAGGGGACTTCGAGACTGGGAATGTTCGGTACAAAGTTCGAGAACGGTATTCCTTTGGCGTAACGGATTGGAGAGGTATCTTCGGTACGGAAGGTGCTGCTTAATAACTGAGGGGAGCTTCGGCTCCCCTTTTACTATCAACCTGACAGCGAAAGCTGACTTATCCCAGACAGGAGATTATCATGGGTACAACTACATTTACAGGAGCAGTACGCTCCGAAAACGGTTTTAAGGTAGTATCTAAAAATGCTACAACTGGTGCATACACTGATGTTGCATCCATTGCTTCAACAGGCATAGTAACGAATAAATATGTTAAGCACGTTGGCTTTGCTACAGGTGTTACTGTTAACAGCACTGCAGGTGACAGCCCAACAATTGGTGAGTTCACTCAACCTGCGAACACAATTATCACTGACATAAAAATATTCTGTGCCACAGCTCCTGTTATTGGGACTGGGGATATTGGATATGAAGTTGGGACATCGTCTTCTGGAGCACAGATTGTTGCTGCTGTAACAGATGAGATCTTAGATGGTGGTACGACAGTTGTTCTTGGTAACGTAACCACGACGGCTCTTGTTGCACAGACACAGAGTGGAACCACAGCCCCTGCTTCTGTTCAGTATGCGAGTGCCGAAAGAACTATTTTCTGCAACATTACTAATACAGTTGATGCGACAACAGCAGGTTCGTTTACGTTTATCATTGAGTACGTTCAAATTGCGTAATTAATATGGTGGGGCTTTTGTCCCACCTTTATTATAGGAGATTAATATGGGTGTACAAACAGACGTACAAGTCAAGTTTATAGCTGACGAGAACGCAGCAGATCCTGATAGGCTAGTTACAGCAGCTAGACCGAACACATCAGCAACAATGGCGACAACTTCATTCTTAGGTGGCGGTGCTCGAAATGTCACTGTTACAACTACTGGCACTGGTGACAATGAGAAGACTTGTACAATAACTGGGACTGATGTTTTTGGTAATGCAATAACTGAAGTTATAACATCAACAGGTTCTGCTGAGGCTGTTGCAGGTGCTAAATTATTCTTAACAGTGAGTGCTGTGGAATGCTCTGCCCAATACGCTGCAAACATTACAGTAGGCTCTGGCTCACTATGTGCGAGTGCAGTGGCAGGAGGCGGTAGAACCAGATTAAAAGGTTATTCTATTGTTTCGGCAGGGACAGCAGGTTTAGTTGATTTTTTTAATGGAACACCAGACAGCGGAACTATTATATTTAAAGCACAGACAATTGGCACAGATAACTCAACTGTAGATAACACTATTCCAGACGAAGGTCTGTTGTTTAAAAGTGGGTTGGCTGTTAAATATACAGTGGCTACAGTGGTTTTGATGAATGTATTTTTTGCTTAGGAATTTAAATGGCACTATCAGGAACAGTAGCATTTAGACCAGATGTAGAGGAGATAACAGCAGAGGCTTTTGAGCGTTGTGGTATAGATGCTCAGACACGCACTGGTGGTCAGGCTGTTTCTGCCAGACGCAGTTTAAACATGTTGTTTTCTGAGTTTGCAAACAGAGGTATAAATTACTGGGCAGTTACTCAAAACACATTAACACTTGTTAATGGCACTTCTTCTTATGCTCTCCCTGCAGGGACAATAGATATTATTGATGCTGTTATAAGAGAGGGAACTACAGACCAAACGATTAACAGAGTGACAATCGCTGAATACAATCAAATCCCCAATAAGACTACGGCAGGAAAACCAAGCCAGTATATGCTTGATAAGCAATACACTCCAGTTGTTTACTTTTGGAATGTTCCTAATGCAAGCACATACAGCATGGTTTACTGGGCGGTAAATCAACTTGATGACATTACTGCAGCTAATCAAGATACAGATGTGCCGTATCGTTGGAGTGATTGTATATCGGCAGGGTTAGCAGCAAAACTTGCGATTAAGTACGCTCCAGATAGATTTCAACTGTTAAATGAATTGTATGAAAGATCTTTTAATTTCGCAGCATCTTCTGATAATGATGGCGTGAGTTTACGGATACAACCAACAGCATTGAACTTGACATAATGGCACGATACGCAAAAGGCAAAAAATCATATGCGATAAGCGACAGAGGGGGTCAGAGAGTACGTTACACTCAATTAAAGACCACTTGGGATGGCTTGCGTGTTGCCCCTGACGAGTGGGAGCCAAAACATCCTCAGCTTACCCCTGCTAGAAATATCATAGACGCAGAGCAGTTGTTTAAACCTAGATCAACTGGGCAAGATAGAGAAGATGTTGTTATTTATCTCGCTCATACATTCGATCCGTTTGTTCCGTCTTTAGAAAGAAAATCGGTGGGAGTTGCAGGTTTAGGTGGTGTTGGGGAAATTAATTCTGACGATATATCTCTGTTAATAATAGAAACAGGGGTCGCAGGGACTGGCGGTGTTGGTACAGCAGTAGGAAAAATAGAGTCAAATATTTCAAGTTCAGGTACTGGTGGAACTGGAGCAGTAGGAACAGAAGTAGTAGAGCTTTCAATTGCTGAAGCAGGGGTTGCAGGTACAGGTGCAGTAGGAACAGAGGCACTTGAGCTTTCAATTGCTGAGGCAGGGGTCGCAGGAACTGGAGCAGTAGGAACAGAGGCACTTGAGCTTTCAATTGCTGAGGCAGGGGTCGCAGGAACTGGTCGAGTAGGTAATCACGGTGAAGAGAATGATGAAGTTATACAAATTACTGTTTTTGAATCTGGGGCTGCAGGAACTGGAGCAGTAGGTGATGTAACTATTGACATTCCTGTTTGGGGATTTGGAACTTGGGGTTCAGGAACTTGGGGTAATTAAATGAGTTACACAACTTTAAAAGCGAATATACAAAATTTTTTAGAGGATGATTCAACAGAATTGACTGCGTCTATTGATGAAATTATTGCTCAGGCTGAAGCTATGGTTTTCCAAAGGTTACCAAATTTACCTTGCTTTCGAGGTAGCAATACTGGTAATCTTGTTGTCGGAACGGCATCGTATGTTATACCAACAGCAAGGATGATAAGGCAGGTCGCTATAACATCAAGTGATGTTGTTACATTCTTAGATCACAGAGTTGATTCTTATTTGAGGGATTATTGGTCTAACTCGACAACGACAGGAACGCCACGAATGTATAGCACGGATACAGCCACAACTTCAGGAACCACAATAACTTTGGCTCCAACACCAAGTGCCACACTTGCTTTTGAGGTTGAGTTTGTGGCTCCAGAAACAGGGTTAAGTTCAAGCAATGCGAACAGTTGGGTTGATACGAATGCTCCTGCTGTTTTATTGGCAGCATCTCTTTACGAAGCTTCTGCTTTTACCAAAGCAGCGGAAACACTGAGTTTGTACAAAACACAATTTGACGAAGCGGTGCAATTATTTGTACAAGAGATGCAGAGAGTTTACACAGCAGAATATAACGGAGGTATTTAACTATGGCTATAACACAAGCAATGAGTACATTGTTTAAAAAAGATCTTCTCTTAGGGGATCATCACTTAGACTCAGATACAATTCATATCGCACTATATACGAGTTCAGCAACGCTGAGTGCTGCAACAGATGGATACATAACATCCAATGAAGTTGCCAATGGGAATGGTTACACAACTGGAGGAGTTGCTCTGGCGAGTAAAGCTGTAACAGAAAATAGCACAAGTGGCGTTTTTGATGCAGCAGATCCATCGTTTACTTCCGCAACATTTACAGCACGAGGTGCTTTAATTTATAATAAAACCTTGGGTGATGCCTCATCAAATGCTAGAGGTGCAATAGCAATTTTAGATTTTGGAGGAGATTTTTCAGTGGCAGGTGGTACATTTACCATAGTCTTCCCTGCTGCCACAGCAAGTAACGCAATAGTAAGGATCGATTAATATGGCAAGCTCCTATATAAATAATTTACGCCTAGCAGAAATGGCTACTGGAGATGCCAGTGGTACTTGGGGCACAGTCACTAATACAAACCTAACTTTAATCGCTGATGCTTTAGGATTTCAATCTAAAACAGTGGCGAGTGCTTCAACAGATACCTTAACTATTCCAGACGGAACAGAGACAGATAATGAGGCGATTAGTCTTTATGTAAAACTAACTGGTGGGAATCAAGCTTGTACAATTACAGTCGGACCAAACACAGTTAAAAAGCTCTGGATTATAGAAAACGCAACAAGCCAAGTTATTACTTTGACGCAAGGCAGTGGTGCGAATGTTATTCTTGCTGCAGGTGTTACCAAGATGATTTATGCTGACGGTGCAGGTTCTGGTGCTGCACTTGTTGATTCTTTGGTTGGATTAGAAGTTGGCACAACACTTTACATAAAGAATGCTGCCACTGGTGACGATAGTACCGCACAGTTGTTTTTACAGACAGCGGAAGCTGACATTGCTGCAAATGACGTTCTAGGAAAAATAAACTTTCAAGCTCCGAATGAAGGAACAGGCACAGATGCTATTTTAGTAGCTGCAGCTATTCAAGCTAAATCAGAAGGTGACTTTAGCTCTTCAAGCAATGCCACCAGTTTAGAATTTATGACAGGAGCTTCAGAAGCAGCAACAGTAAAATTTGCTATAGCTTCTGACGGTTCTCTATCAACCCCAACAGCAGGAACATCTAATGTAAGGTTTGGTGTCAACGCAGGTAACTCTATAGCGAGTGGCGGTAATTATAACACTGTCGTGGGCGATGAGGCAGGTACTGCTTTGACTACTGGAGATGAGAATGTAGCAATAGGCTTTGAGGCTTTAGCAGCCGAAGATACAGGAAGTCAAAACGTTGCCATAGGGTATGAAGCTTTGACGACTGCAAATAGAGATGGTAATTCAGCTAATACTGCCGTTGGCTATCAAGCAGGTACAGCAGTTACATCAGGCTCTGGACTTACTTTTTTAGGGTATAAAGCAGGAGCAGCTACAACAAATACTACAGGAGTTACCTTTGTAGGAAACCTAGCAGGAGAAGATAATACAACTGGAAATAATAATACGGCTGTAGGTAGCCAAGCATTAGCTGCAAATACTGTTGGAGATAGAAATGTAGCTATAGGTGATGTTGCATTGTTTAACCTAAACCCTTCTACAAATGCAGACACACATAACACCGCTGTAGGTCATGCTTCTGGTTTTGCTATGACGACAGGCACACTTAACACTTTAGTAGGCAGCAATTCTGGTAATGCCCTTACTGTAGGTAATTCTAATGTAGTAGTTGGACAAAATGCTTTAGGTGCAGATACAAAAGGTGATTTAAATACTGCTATAGGAATTGGAGTTTTACAGTCTCAAAACTTTACAACTACAACAGATTCTTACAATGTAGCAGTTGGTGGTTTTGCAGGTGGAAATGTAACCACAGGTGTAGAGAACACGCTAATGGGTGGTTTAGCAGGTAACGCACTTACTGATGCAGATAAAAATGTAGCCATTGGCTATAGAGCATTAGTTGGTGACACGCTAGGTAGTCAGTCTGTAGCAATAGGTCTTGGAGCATTAGAGGCACAAAACTTCACAACAGCTACAAATACTTACAATACAGCAATAGGTAGTCTAGCAGGTAATCTAATCACAACAGGTGATAGAAACACCCTCATTGGTGGACTTGCAGGTGATGCAATAACTACAGGAGCAGCTAATGTTGCACTTGGTTATGAAGCTTTAGGTGCTAATACAACAGCAAATAGTAATACAGCTATAGGGGCATTCTCACTTGATGCTAATACAACAGGTGGTGATAACACGGCTGTAGGTAGCACTGCTTTAGGTTCAAATACTACAGGAGCATCTAATGTGGCGGTTGGTGTTGCTGCTTTAACAACAGATACTCTAGGAAGTAAGTCTACAGCAGTTGGTGTAGGAGCACTAACTGCTCAAAACTTTACTACTGCTACAAATGCTTTCAACGTGGCAGTGGGTTATAATGCAGGTAATGACATCACAACAGGTACAATTAACAGCCTTGTGGGTGCATTAGCAGGTGATGCTTTGACCACAGGTCATTCAAATGTAGTCATGGGTCATGCTGCTTTAAGTACAGAAGATACAGGTCGTAAAAATGTAGCACTTGGCTATAGTGCTTTAAATGCACAAAATGCTGATGTAGATAACTATAATGTGGCTGTAGGTTATAATGCAGGTTTATCCGTCACAACAGGGCAGTCTAATACTCTAATTGGAGGTTTATCAGGCGATGCACTAACAGATGCAGATAGTAATACAGCAGTAGGTCAAAGTGCTTTAGGTGCAGATACTTTAGGTAGTAACAGCACAGCTTTAGGTGCAGGTGCTTTGCAAGCACAAAACTTTACGACTGCTACAGTTTGTCATAATACTGCTGTAGGAGCTTATGCAGGTGCAGCAGTTAGTACAGGGGTAAGTAATACCCTTGTTGGCAGCACTGCAGGTGTTGCAATTACTACAGGATCAAGCAATGTTGCTATAGGCGAACAAGCATTAAAGAATGAAGATGGTAGTGGATTAAATGTTGCTGTAGGTGCTCAAGCTCTATTTTCACAAAATGCAGCATCAGACGCATATAATGTAGCAGTGGGTTTTCAAGCAGGAGCAGCAGTCACAACAGGCGTACAGAACACCTTTGTCGGTGGTTTAGCAGGTGATGGTACGGATGATGGTGCAGATAATACAGCAGTTGGATATGGTGCATTAAGTGCTAACTGTGGTGACGCTAATGTAGCTATTGGTCAAAATGCAGCACCATCCGCAACAGGCGGTACTAATACAATAGTTGGTGCAGGAGCAGCAAGTCATGGAAGTTTTTCAGGTAGCGGAAATACCGTGATGGGTAGAATTGCGGGTGGGGAACTAACTAGTGGCAGTAATAATATTGCAATAGGCAATGATTCTCACGATGGTGGTACTACAGGAGACCAAAATATTTCTATAGGAGTATCGTCTACACCATCTTCCGTTGGTGTTTCAAATCAAATTACTTTAGGTAATTCATCTACAGGTTCTTTACGATGTCAAATACAGACAATAGCAGCTTTATCCGATGAAAGAGATAAAACAGATATTGTAGACTTACCTTATGGTTTAGATTTTATTAACAAAACAAGACCTGTTCAATACAAGTGGGCTATTAGAGATAAATATATTAATAATAAACTTGGAACAAACCCTCACCAAGGCAAAGTAAGAAATGGTTTTATAGCTCAAGAGTTACTTGCTTTAGGTAATGCTGAACAACACCAATTAGCTTTTAATGATAATCCTGACAGACTAGAAGCTTCATATGGCAGCTTAGTCCCTATGCTAGTTAAAGCAGTACAAGAACTATCAACAGCATTAGATGCAGCATTAGCAAGAATAAAAACATTAGAAGACGGTTAATTTTAAAAGGAGATAAAACCAATGGCTGAAGAAGCAAGAACAGACGAACTCAAAGCACAGAACCACGCAGCGTGTTTAAATGGTGCAAGTACGATTACATCCGTAATAGCAACACATGACAAAGGCAGTGATGCAACAAGTGCAGACTTTGCACATGACATGACACATGACGAAAAGAAAGCCAGAGTGTCAAGGTCAATGGGATACCTTGTAGACATGATGGCTAGAGATGATTGGGGCAGTGAAGACATGACTAAAATTAAAGCTGCTATATCAGCAGGAACTACGTTTGTAGGCTAATGAGAAACAAAACAACAGGTATACCAACTGAGGTTGCAGAGATCGACAAAAGGGTCGTTGCTTTGGAAACTGAAATCCATATTCAGTTTAAAGACTTGTACAATCGTATTAAGCGGATTGAAGCTTGGGCAGTTGGGTCTGCTACTTCAATTATTCTTCTATTGTTAGCAATACTTTACAGGATGTAAATGGAACTTATACAAAGAAATTTTCCAAATATTGGAGTGGTAGAAGGAAAACTACCAGAAGATATAATTAAGAATATTTGGAAATTAATTAAAGAAGCAAAGAAAAAACCAGAAGATATGAAAAGTGAATTAGCAGGAAATATTAGCTCATCTATTCGGTTGGATGGAAATTCTCCTCTGATTGCAGATTTTATGAAAGATATTTTGCCTAGCTTTATTGATAGTCATATTAAATCGTATGGTGCTCCTTGGAGAACCATAATGAAAGAAGGTGAAGGATTTAACTTAGAAAGCTTG